AACAAAACTAATTAATGTTGGGAACATTGGATCAACAAAACTAATTAATGTTGGGAACATTGGATCAACAAAACTAATTAATGTTGGGAACATTGGATCAACAAAACTAATTAATGTTGGGAATATTGGATCAACAAAACTAATTAATGTTGGGAATATTGGATCAACAAAACTAATTAATGTTGGAACAACTGGATTAACAAAACTAATCAATGTTGGAATTATTGGATCAACAATACTAATTAATGTTGGGAATATTGGATCAACAAAAGTAATCACTGTTGGGAATATTGGATCAATAACGCTAATTAATGTTGGGAATATTGGATCAATAATACTAATTAATGTTGGGAATATTGGATCAATAATACTAATTAATGTTGGGAATATTGGATCAATAATACTAATTAATGTTGCTATATCTACAGGACCAAAACTTACCAATGTAGGAATATTAATTGGAGGTTCAAATATAATAACAGATGGAAGAATTGTATTTGTTGGACCTAAATTCAAACAAGGAAATACAATTGGTGGAATTTGAACAATATTTGTTGGAATTTGTACTGCAGGAAATATTAATTGCGGCAGATCAGGAATAGTAGGAACAACAATTTCGAATGTTGTTGGCGGAACTGTTGTTTGCGGTTGTGTTCCTACCGTTCTTTCTTTTGAAGATTGAACAATTGTGCATCTAGAATTTGCAATTGTAATTATAGGATCAATTGTTGAATTTGGAGCATAAGTATGAGTGCCTGATGCAGCAGTTGTAGTATATTCTCCATCTCCAAAATCCAAACGAAAACTATTGTAAGTTCCATCAATCGTAATTGTATATTGAATCGTGGTTCCGGTGGCCGTATCATCGCTGATAATAATATAGTCTAAAGTTGCATTTGGGCACACATGATCATCAAAAATAACAGGAAGTGCGGCTAAATTTCTAATTCTCCAATCCAAAGTTGTTTTATCTGTGGAAAAATTTTCTCCAATAAATCTTTCGATATTAACAACTGCATCAACTAGCTGATTATGATGTTCTGCTACAACAAATCCACGAACTTCTGCGCCAGCATTTGTATGTTTAGTATGTGATCCAGCTAGATTTCTGGCACATCTTTTAAATTTAAAAATCTTACCAAAATAATCTTTTTCTACAGCATCATAATAAAATAATTCTCCATCTATATTTGCAAAACCATTATCTGCCCAAATTTCAGCTTCATTGGGACCAACCGGATTGATTAAAACTTCATCTGACCACGGAAGATTTTCTGCTGTAGTAACAGTTTCACTGGTATTATAAACTAAAAAAAGCGTATAATTGCTATCGATAGCATTCGGGTATAATGGTGCTGGTGGGAAATAATTTGCCACGGAAATCCTTTATTCAAATAAACAATCTACAATTATATAGTTAATAAATACACATCTGCCATTGTGATCCTGATGGTCTGGCGGTAACACTACTAAATGTTGTATCTGCTTCATTAAATTTAATAAAAGAATTGGCACTGTAGTCAAAACTTAAATATGCTAATTTATCATTATCAGATGCAGCCAAGAAAGTTTGACTAGCACTATCAAAGCCAGCCACAGAATTATCTTGTAATGATCTAAATGAAGCCGAATAAGCACCGGGTCCACCTACTTGCCAAACATTGCTAGTCGTATTAAAGGCAGAAATAGATCCAGAGTTTGTGAAAAAATACACTCCGTTACTTAATGATACAAGTTGACCCTCGACTTTTGCCGATCCTGCCACATCTGTTAATTTTCTAATATTTTGGAATAACTCTGTAATATTTCCAGATGTTCCATAAAATGATTGCAATCTAAAAAAGTTACCTACTCCCTGATTTCTTATAAAATAACCTGTGTCATTGTGCCATGTGCTTCTATAAACGCTCATGTTTCCCTGTAGAGAATTTCCCATACCATCATAGGATACTTCGTTTTCAGTTAATTCTCCTGCACCATTTAAATAATTGGCATTTGTTAGTAAAGAAGATGTATTGACATAAGTTGATAATGATAAAGAATCTTTATTTTGATTTGTAGGAGATGTAAATGGAGCAATAACGCCTGTTACGCCGCCTAAAATTAAATATAAATTATCTGCAGATCCTAAACCAATCCAGTTCCATGGTCTATTGATAGGCGGTTTCGATAAATATGTTCCTGTAAACCCATTAAATTGTGAAAAATTTACGGTTTCTAAGGCAGGACTATCAAAACTATTTCTTCCACTTGCCCAATATAGTAACCCAGATCCACCAGATCCAGATGATGAAGTTCCCAGTATTGAAAAACCATTATTTCTGTTAAACTCTCTCTTTTGCTGAGTTTCGTTTGGCTCGCCATTTAAAAATGTACTGTTTTTCTGCAAATTTAACGAATTTGATCCTTTAGCTTTAAAAGTTTCACTAATCAAACCGAATTCATAAGATGATACAGTTTGATCTAAATTATAATTCCAAAGCCATAGATTAACGCTTTCTACAATGTCAAAAGCATTAAAATAATTGGTGATTCTGTAAGACCCATACTTTGTATCAACTCTCAAGACTAAATCATACAAGCCGCCAACGCTAAAAACAGAAGTGCTAGTTGTGGAATTGCTATGTTCTAAGTCGTCAGGTATAATCCATGTATAGGTTTCTATAGGATCAATTGGTGTATTAGAAATATCAACAGTTTCTCCACTGAATGTCTTTCCTGTATTTGGATTAATTCCTGAATTAATTGTTGCGTCAATTAAAGTATTGATTCCTGCGCGTATTACTGGAGTTGTTGTATATGGTCCATTTACTGGAATTCCTGCCGTTACAATTTGACCAGATCTTTGGACAAATTCGATAACAGCCTCATCTGGAGCAGGAAATCTAGCATTTATTAATTTTGAAAAAGAAACTGAATCAGAACCATAATCATTAGTTACAGTTAAAGTTACGTCATAAATTCCCGGCTTTGTATATGTTTTTTGTATAGATCCTGATCCAAGTGCATTTACTAAAACATTTGTGACATTAGAGGGAACAACGCCATCTTCATCGATAGTTATAATAGATGGACCAGTATTATCACCAAAGTCCCAAATATGTGTCGCAGATACAGAAAAACCATTGGTTCCTAAACTGAAACTTTGGTCAGTAAATTGTATGGTTAAAGGAGCTAGACCAATTGTTTTATCAGTGGAAAACCATGCCTTCGGCTGCAATGCGACATTTATAAGAAAATTAGTTCTTTCCTCCATGGTTCCAACAAGTGGCTGAGTCGCAATTTTTCCTTTTTCTCCTGCGAAATTTTCTATTTTCACTATTGCGTCTACTAAGCTGTTATGATGCTCTGCCATAACATTTTGTGTAACATTTGTAAGATTTGCTGGCTTGGCGACATCAACATAGCCCGGCAAAATTTCCAATTGTTCAAACGTTGTTAAAGTTCTTAATCCGTAATAAAATGATATCCCACGCTGTTCTGGATCATTGCATTGATCTGTAAGTGTAATTATTCCTGTTGAATTGAACGAACGCATTGTTGATTCATCACCCAGAATATAAATTACAGTATCTCCGGGATTATAATCGCTAGCCAATCTTACACGAAGAGAATCATTTACGTGAAATAAATTTTGGTTCGTATCAATGCTGGTTGGATATGTACTTGAATCTGGAATTGTCATTTAATTTACCGTAATTTTTTCCTTAAGGTATGCTCTCTGTGTCGCTTGGTTTTCAAATACAACAATCAGTGATGGTTCGTAGACGCCCGGAACGTCATAAACAAAATTTACTGAATGTATATTAGCATTATTTTCAACAATGCTCTGATTGACAACTGGCACATTATTAATTTTACCCGGTCCACCAAAAATCCAATATCTTTGAATGATATTCCCATCAGTTTGATCAACAAAATTAAATGTTGTTGGAGGAATCATTAAAGAAGTTGCAGTTTGCAAAGAATATCCAACGCTTGGAGACACATAAAAAAAAGGTTGTTTGTTTAATGCGTTGACTTCAATATAATTAGTTTTTGTTGCAACACCTTGAGCACCCAAAGATGAAATAACATTTAAAGTTACAGTAAAATTACCTTCTGTCAAATATGTGTGAGTTGGAGATTTTTCAATAGAAGTTGTTCCATCCCCGAAATCCCATAAATATTTCACTAATGGTCCACTGCTAAAATTCTGAAATCTTACTGTCAGTGGAGGAGCACCTTTATTTGGATATGCTCTAAATAGAACTCTTGGAGAAAGAAAACGTGTCTCTTGCTCTTTTAATATTCCATTTAATGATGTTGGAGAAGGATAATCGCTTTCTCCTAAATTTGCTTCAATTTGAATTATTGCATCTTTTACAGAGTTATGCATTTGAGAAGATACCGCCAATGAGACAGTGCTTCCAATTGGCCAAGGATTTTGACGTGATCCCGCAAATCCACGGATAATATTTCTAAACACACCATTTGTTTTTGTGTCATAATAAAATGTTTCAGCAGGTCCAGTCTGTCCGGGGGGAGGTCCAATACGTAAAATTCCACTTTCGGGGAATTTGCTGTTATCTTCAACAACTATGTATGTTCCAGTATAGGTAAGACTTTGGCTTAGAGTCGTTTCACAATTGTTTTTTGCTTCATATAATTGATATCTGGAATCTAATGCTATAGGATAATTCGATAACTGTCCTGTTTCGTAACCGATATCAGTAGATGCAATTCGAGTAACTGCCATCAATTTTCCTCTATATTTTTAATTGTCTGCTGAAATTGCTTTAACATCGTTTTGTGTCTGATATTAAGCGTTGTCATTATTTGTTTTTTGATTGATGTATCATCTGGTAGAGACACAATAGTTTCTACCAGTTCTGTATCTAGTTGATTATTTGTCAACATTTTAATATTTAATTTTTGAGAAAGACGTTCTTCCCAATATCGCAATTGTGAATCTAAATCGTCAAAATTTTTAAGTGGTTCAATTTTTTCAATATTTTTGTAGGTTTCAACAAAAAAAAGACATTCTTGTTCTAGCCATTTCTTTTTTTCCTCTAATTGACTTAAATTTGATACAGCAGCAATTTTTTGTCTATTTAATTGTCTTAATTTTATATCACATTCTTTTTCAAATAAAATTCCATAAGAATGCACTTGTTTCTTATCAATTTCCATTTTTTCAATTGCAATATCTATTAATTCAATTTTATCTTTTGTCTCTTCTACTTCTAGGTCTAATGCTTTTAAGGAATCATATCGATTTTTAAGCTCTCTCAAACACTGCCACATTTTAGATTGATTTGTTGGCTGATTTCCAATTACAAAATATTTTAATTGGAAATAGCTGTGCCTCTGAGGTATTTCTTTTTTCAATAATTCTTGAATTTTATCTTTCATATTTTTTCCTGTAAAAGATTCTAACATAATAGAGTTTTAAAAAAAAAGACTTGCAATTAATTAAAAATTAACGCAAATCATGAGAATTTGTGGCATTGAATTAAACTTCAAATTAATCCGTGAACCAAATTCCATCTCCTATTGGTTTGATGAAAACCATCATCCACTTCTTTTAGATATTTAAACAAAGCATCCCAGTTAGGAAACATAAATTCTGGAGAAATAAATCCCCAATACCATAGCGGTATATTTGTTATATCATTAGAATCTGTTACCAATAACGTTGGCTTCTTTGCATTATTGCTATTAATTATTTCATGAACAGTACCAGTGGTAGGTACTTTATGTGGCAAATAAGCAATTAAAAAATGCGAATGATCAACCATAGACAAATCTTTTCTTACGAAATCATGTGTAATTTTTATGATTGCATCATAATTTTTATCTTCTTTTGCCTTCTTAAGTAAAGGCGACCATTGTTGTTTTGGATCTTCAAAAGGATCAAATACGTTGACATTAAATCGATCTTTCAAAATTTGTTTTGGTAGATTTCTCCAATTATCTTCTTGAGAATATTCAATGGCTCCCGACAAATAACAACGTTTGTCTTTTAGATAAAACACTATCCAATCTCCTTATATTAATTTTTTATTGAAAATACAGATAAATCATAATACAACATCTGCAGAGAATAAACTATTATTTTATTTTAAATGTTGGAATTTTTAAAAATTTTTACCTATCTACGAAAATATAGGTGGAAAAAAATGCCCACCTATTTGACTTCAGATTTAGGTTTAATTTAAGTCAAAGATTGATCAAAATCAACCAAAATAATATCGCTCATGCTTATTGCTGTGTCTAAAACAAAAACTCCATTTACTTCATCAGGAGTAAATTTGTTTGCAGACCATGTTGGATTAGATGAATTATTTGGATAATAAATTAAATCTGAAGAATTTAATCTAACTCCATTTATGTAAACTCTTAAGCTATCTGCAATAAATGGAGTCGCTAACATATTTACTTTAAATTTTTTGTATAATACTGGAATTATATCATCGCTTGGAACCGTAATTGGAACAAGATCATAAAAATGACGATGAGCAAAATCAGTGGAAACAGCTAAGACTGCTTTTACCGTATTTGGAGCATCAACTTCCCAATGAATACTTGTAGATGAAGCAATAGCTACTGGTCCCTGTTCGAATAAAACTATATTTGAAGGAGTTTCAACAGAAATAGTCATGTTAGTTGCATCATTGGCAATCATTGCTAACTTATCTCGCTCTGCCTGCAACATTCTCACAAAAGGAACTGGATTTGTAATTGCAGGATAGCCTAATCCGATGTAATTACTTAATTCAGTAGGACTTACAGTCTTAGATGAATCTTGATGTTCGGCAATGCTATGCAATGCTTGATCGATTGCTGTAGTCATTAAATTGCCATCTGCATCAATAGATTGTGAAATTCTATTGGAAATTGTGCCTTGGGTTCCTGCCCCCTCCCTTAGAATTTTTCCTTGTCTGTCTACTTCACCATTAATAATATCATCTCGTGTTGCCAAAGTTTGTAATGGTAAATTATCATATTCCCAATGATAAGGCTGATTGGCTTGATACTCAGGAACCGGGAATAAATTTAAATCTGGCATATCTCTCCTTTAGACGAATGAAAGTCTCCATGACCATGTAATTTGCATTTGGGATGTTTTTGTAATATCAGGAAATGTTGCCATGCTGTAAAAATCTCCTGTTGAAAGTTGTAGTGCCATTTCATTCAAAGTAGCACCATTAGCTTCTGAAAAGGCAATCACAGACGTAAAAATTGCTTGAGATGGAATATTAGGATCAGTTGTTGCAATTACTGGCTTACTTGCTTGTGTAATTCCAAACAAGCCATTTCGATCAACATTAACTGTTTTTATAATTCCCCCAGCCGTTCCACCATCTCCAAAAAGCATTCGATTTATATAAAAATTGAATGTATCGCCAATTTCTCTTGTAAGACATTTGGCGAGAGCGACTCTTCCTTTTGTCAAAACAATATTGTGAAATTCAATAAATTCTTTCTTTCCACAATTATATTCAATTTCTGCTTGAATAAATCCCTTTGGGGCTATCAAGTCACTGGTTTTCATATTAAATTTCCCCTTTTTCTATCATTCCATCTGAATATTCAATTTTAAATGAAATATTTTCTGTTTGATTCACAATATCTTTTATTTCGTTGCCATTTGGAACACTTAAATATTCAACAGTACCATCTTGATAAGTGCCAGTAATAACAGGGCGACCATTACGATCCAAAGTAAGGAATGTGTGTGGCGGCAAATCATCCTGTTGTCCCATAATCGTTGCTCCATTTTTTGTATACTTATAGATAGTTACGTTTACTGCAGTTCCAGTTGTTTTCCAGTAGTGATTTACACCAGATAACGTAAAAGTGGTTGATCCCGGAGGACTATTTCCATTGATTTCAGAAATAAAATAGCTATCTGTATCAACAATTACAATAAAATTCTCTTTGAATCCATCATTTTCAACTCCATCATCTACAACTACAAGAGAATTAGCGCCATTCTGAATTCCTAAACTAGTTTCGTAGTCACCAGCCATTTCTAATTTTAATCCACGATAGCTTAAATAGCCAATTTCATTACTAATAACTTTTCTTTTAACTTTTAAATTGGCTCCATTGATATCGCCTCCATTATAATTTCCAATATAATATTGATCCGTTGTCGAAGGAACAAATCCAATAACAGGATATTCGCTTGAACCAACATAATGATAAAAATTATCGCCATCCAGAATACTTGCAATAGGTTGAACTGTAGGACTTAAAGCGGTAATTTTGCCTCTCTTAACATTACTTAAATCTCCTGTAGTACTTGATATCACTGTAGTTACGCCATTAATTAATTGATAGCTTACTCCAGTAACATTTATATTAGGCAAACTTCCATTATCTGTCAAAACAAGACTTCCATCAGGTCTAATATCTTCTATTACATATGGAATCATACTATAAGCTGGAATCAAAACGCTCCAAGCCGTTGCTGCTGTACCATGAATAACATCAAATGTAGATTTAGTCATTAATAATCCAAAATCTTCACTTAAATCTTTCAAAGTATATAAATTATCTTGTTCTATGTTGCATAATGTTCCATCTAAAACTGGATTGTTAATGTCAAATGTAAATGCGCAAGTGTTAATTGTTCCATCAATTGCAAATAAATTATTACAGTTTGCAATAGGCTCGGAAGCAGATGAAATTTCAATGACATTTCCATTAGGATTGTTTGCTAAATAAATTCCAGCCAATGGCGATGGAGATAAAATATTAATTTCTGCTGTTCCATCTAAAATAATTCCTGCGTAATCTAATTTTACGTCAGGACAAAACATCACAATATTATCATTATATCCAGTTCCAGAAGTTGTTGGAACTACTATACTTACGTTTGCCAATTGATTTCTTAGTATGCCTTCAGTTTCAACATGTGTCATAATTCGATTGAAATAGGTCTGAGCATCTCCTGAAATACAAAATTCGCTGCTATTGAATTCAATTAAAGCCTCTATTTCTTCTAGTGGAGGCTCAACAAATTCGTTCATACTTCCAATAAAATTCATAGTATGAAGAACAGCATGAAAAGGAGTATATTCAATTAAAACTTCTTTTGCTTCTTCGATTCTATCATTTGATAAATTTTCTATTTCTATATCAATATTATAACTGCCTCCCAAACATGCTTTGCACGGACTGATAAAATCTCTATCAATATCACAAGGCACTTTAGAATTTCTGATGCTTCCATTATATTCATCCATGTTGTAAATGTTTTCACTATAAGGGAATTCAGTTCTAATTTTTCCATAAACAATATTTTCATGGAATGGATGTCGATCAGGAACCACTAAATTAAACATTGCATCATTTTCTGCAATTACACGAACATTCCAATTTTTGAGAGGGAAAATTTGATCTCTTTCATCTCTTAGATCCATTAATGGCAATGAACGAATATAATTTTCTAAAGTTTGAGCACTTGGATTTGGAATTGCATTGTATAGGTAAATAATTCTAATTTCATCGCCGATAACTAGGTCTAAAGGATCAACTGATAAATTGCTTCCAACCCAAGTCATAACGGAAATTCCATCTACTAGCTGAATATCAATATAATCTAATGAAAGAGAAATCCAATCATTGCTATTGTATGCTCTAAAGTATAATTCAAAATTTACATAATCTATTGGCAGGGCAATTTTTTCCAAAGCAAATGATGAATTTAGTCCATCGTATGTAAATGCTTCTTGCCATGTATAAGATGAAATTATTTCCCATAGTTGATTTAAAGATAACATTTTCATAGAAGCTTGATCGAGTGCTTCCATAAGAGCTTTTTTTGTTCCTTTCATTTTAAATAAAGGAATTGCTCTTTTTATTTGCCCTCTCCATCGTGTTGGATCTGTGGTCTTTAATTTTAAATCAAATAAATTTGATAAATATGGCAATAAAGATTCTTGAAGTATATTTGCATCTTGAAGATCTAAAATTTGATTTGCCATATTTTCAATATCTGTAAAACTAGATGCGATAGCTTTATTGAATTTATCTAATACATCAGGAGTTCTGTCATCCGCTGAAACGTATAATTTAAACATTTCAGGAGTATAACGATCTAATAATGTTGTATATTTTTCTGGATTTGTGGAGTGAGTAGGCAAAGTTGTCGTAATTGTTGTATCACCTTTTAAGTAAAACTTAATATGTGACGACAATGTGCTACCAGCTATGTTTGGAGTCCAAGTCCAACAAATAAAATAATCGCCTTCCCTCATTCCTTCAGGATGCCATGTGTATTCAAATTGTCCGTAAACTGTATTATTATTGGCATCTGTTACAATGTGATCTAAAATAGAATTGTTTGGATCATAGGATGCCCATGCAGGGTAATCATCATTTCCAATAATTTTTACTGGATTCGCTTGACTAAAATAAAAAGGATTTGTTGTTGCACTAGAATCCGCATCGTATCTAAGATTTTTAGCAGTTGTTATATTTTCTGGAGTTGGATTCGAACATGCTATCGCTTCAGCGTTGTCTGCAATCTGCAATTTTACTGTATCGTAAATTAAATTATCATATTCACTTACGTTACCACTAACAAAATCGCGTTCAATAAAATAAATAACTGCTTTATTGACTTTATATGGATCAATTAGGAAGCAGCCAGATGCATCAGGAGTCAAAAGCGTGAAAACTATTGTATCCGTAACCGAAGGATTTTGATCAATTGTTAAAGTTGCCACAAACTTCTCCTGAAAAACTATTCATAAGTAAAAATTATATTTGTCATGTCTGGTCTGATTATTTCATTAAATTTAGATGTTACTAAAGTTCCACCATTGTTTGGATTTGTTGTAACAAAATTAATTTCAAATCTATCAATTTGAGATAAATCTGACAAAGCTTTTATAATGTCTGAATCTTTTAAATTTTGATTATAATCCCATCCAGATAATGCGAAGAATGAATCTAATCTTCTTTGAATTTTTATTCTCAATTCTTCTTCTGAACTTCTATAAATTCTATTAAGAACAACATCTAAATTTATATCAACATAAATTATTTGACCATTTCTTATACAAACATAATCTGTAAGTATTTTTAAATTGTCAATATAACTTTGTAATTCTACTTTTAATTCGTCGCTTGCTTCAGTTAATTGATTTGGACCATCCAATGCAAGAACATATAAATCTATAATGTTTCCAGAACAACCATAATTTCTTAAAACAGCAGTTGATTTGCCAATTTGACCTTGATATGGCGTTGCAAATTGATCTGTTAGTGTTTTATAATCCAATCCTGTTACAGCACGATTTTGACTTCTTACATAAGCTGGTAAATTATTTCTAATATCATCAATTGTATCACCGTCATAACCAAATTGTCCTTTTGTATAGTTTCTTAATGAAACAGGAACGCTAAAAGAAAGTCCGGGCACAACAACAATAGTTTGTTTATTTACGCTTCCGCTTATGATATTGCCTATTGCTCCGCCTCCTTGTCTATATGTTACTGTAATTGTGCTTCCGACTGAAGGAATAAGTCCTGCACGATTATTTCCGAAAATTACATAAGCAGTATAAGTGGAATCAAACTCTACTCGATATTCCCGTCTTGGCTGAGAATCAGTAAAATAATCTACTTGTGTCCATTGTACTCCGTCTACTTGAACACGTATAGATCCATAAATTACAGGATTTTGATTTAATGTAACTGTTTGACCAATAGCTCCTGTTCCATTTGAAGAAATAGTTCTTGTTCTGCCTTCTAATCCTACTATACTTGCATTAACAACAGCACCTGCAGGAATTACTATGTTTTGGTCAAATATTGGATTGTTATTCGCATCTGCTGGAAATAATTCTATGCTGATTGGCGTCGTTCCATTACTTAACTCAATGACATACGGCGCAGGGATTAAAACATCAGTGTTAAGAACATTGTTTAAAGTTGCTGTCCATAAAGAACTTGATGCAATTGGTGGTTGTGGCTGAAAACCAACTAATTTTGCCAGACGAAATGCATTATCAATTTCTGTAACTGTATCAATAAAAACTTCGTTTGCAATTTGATCCATTTTAAAAGAAAGCGTATCTGCCAAAAAAGCAAAGTTTTCTATAAGCATAATTGCTAAAGAGGATTCAACGAAATCTGTAAATTCAGTGCCAAATTGCTGCTGGATATATTCTACCAAACGAGATTTCATAGACCAGAAATCTTGATTTGTATAATTTAAATTCAAAATATTCGGTGTAGTAATCACCTGAGATTGTGTATAAGGCGTAATGTCAAATGGGCAATTATTTGATTGCATCGATTAGGCTCCTGCAATTGGCACTTCTAAAGTTAATTCTTGAACTTCTTTAATTTTTTCTGGATCAACAAATAAAATCCGAATAAATAAAATATGTTCTAAATCTTGTTGTAAATCATTACTGTTTAATATAGTTTTATCTACTGTAGAAGATACCGTTATTTGTTTAATTGCTATGCGAGGTTCCCATTTTTTAATCGAATTTATAATCATATTTCTTGCTTTAAGCTGCAAAGTTGGATCATTTGGCTCAAAAATAAGACTTCTTAAAGCAGTCCCAAAATTCGGATTCATGACTCGCTCGCCCGGATTTGTCAATAAAAGTGTAAGTAAATCAGATTTAATTTGATCTACGCCTGATTGACTATATAAAAATCCAAAAGGAGTTTTTCTGATAGGATAAGGAACACCTAAAAATTCTGCCATAATTAACATCCCTTGGGTTTAATAAACGGTGCCAATTGAAATAGAGAAACAGTTGGTGCATTGCTTGATGTGCTTGCATATACTCTATCACTGATTTTAATAGCTCCTGAACATTGATCGTAAACTAATACTGGAGCAATACATGGACTTGGACCGCCGCATCCACAAGAACTTCCTTCTTCAGCCGAACAATCATTTCCTGCTAATAATAAAATTCTCTCTTGAGCGTAAATTTCATGAGTTTTTAATGTATAATGTTGGGTATTTCCTTCAACAACTGTAAATTGATCTTTGCTTACAAAAGTTTCCATGCCTGATGGATTATCCGTATTGCCAACTTCAAGTACATAATTGTCGTAAGTTTGAATTACATAATTGCCACCAACTCGAAGAAAAACAGTTCCCGGTCCAGATGCTGCTGCTTGAAATCTTAGTTGATGAGGACCACGCTGCGTGTTTCCATCTCCTGTTGAAGATGTTTGAGGACAATATATATCAATATTTTGACTTTGAACTTCTTCTTGACTATTGTCATCATTCAGGGAAATTTTCAGACCAAAACCAGAACGAATTTTTACGTAAGCTTTTTTGGCTTTTGCAACAGGAATTCCCCCTTCTGTTCTAATTTGTAAATCTTGTTCATTTTCCTCATCAACCATATCAATGGCATGTTTGCTTGTGCTTTCAATATGAATTCCTCTTTTACTGCCAGCAACATTTTTTCCATCTTGCGATATAGTATGGTCATTTAATTCAACTTTATTTCCAGAAGCACTTAACAATTTTATATAATTATATTCTCCGCGTAATTTGGCTCCATCATCACCCGGAGGACTTTCAATATCACTAAGCTCTATTGTATGTCCTGTAGCCGATTTCCAATAACTTCTACCAACATAATGATCATTACAACCAAAGTCAAAGTTTTGATCCCATGTAGGATCTCCAGATGGCTCTTCCACAGAATCATCCATTACAAATGTATGACCGGAAATTGACATGATTTGAATGCCGCTTTGAGGTAAATCAACCATGTTTCCTTGAGGTGTATTTGCTCCTGAATATGGACGACATTCTTGTTTATGTTTGAAAAATGGATTGGCTCCTTTTTGTGATTGATAATATTTTGTTTTTTCTTTATCCCCGCCAGAAATTTTATTGGACATTTGACCAGTTGCAGGATGTCCTCCAATTATTTTCGAATTACTAGTTTTTCCATTGCAAGCAGTAGTTTCATTTGGATTTGTAATTATTGGTGATGCATCTAAAGTATTTGCATTAGCATCAGATATACTTGTTTTTTCAGTTTGAGTTGTAGTGTCTATTCCCTCCACACAACTAACATTCCCATCTTGAATTGCTCCCTGACATTGTGGATTTGCCCATTGCCCAGCGTAATGCAAATGATCGTCTTTCATCATAATCCAGTTGCCGCGACTTGATGTAATTTCAAATCTTTTCCATTTTCTGTTGCATTTTGCATCGCCGTCTACCATTTTAATTCTGTGTTTTTCAGGAGTAGAAAAACCATAAATATTTGGATAAGTGATTAATTTTTGTGCATCTGGATTACTGGAAAAATCACTAAAAGAAGACAAATCGAAGCCATTGTAATTTTCGGTATTCCACGGAGGAAACACTTGAGATCCATCATTTGGTCCAACTAAATATCCATTTCTTTTTCCATCGTAAACATCAGTATATTCTTTTATATTGTATCCCCAATTATGTTCTCCATCAGGACCACGATCCCTATGCCAAGTTGTTCCGAGATAATAAGGGCATGAGCGATTTCCATTTTCGAAAACTATGCAAACTGTCGATCCAGCAGGTGGAACCCAATTCAATCCACAATCATCAAAACCTCCCATGGAAGATATCGCATGTGCCCAAGGAAGTTTTGTCACGGTAACTTTTGGATCATGAAATATCGGAGAATACCAACGAATTCTGTTTTGTTTCCATTCATCAATAGTATAAACACATAAAGCTGTATACATTCCAAATTGAGCTTCTGCCTGCTCAATTATACTTGTATTGCTTTTTATTTCGCCTTTGATGAATGCTCTCATATCATAAGGAACTCCTCCACAAAGCCCAAGACGATTCTCTAAATGCTCTAATCTCTTTTTAAATTCATCAAAATCGCTTTGTTTTGCTATTGACATAAATTTTTCCTATTTTATTCATTTGCATTTGTAGGTTGTGTAGAACCAAGTACATTTGTAAATGCTTCCGTTCCACAACCGCCAAGGGATTGATCTGCGCCTGCTTGTCGATTTGGCTCTATCAATGATACTTTTAATGTAGTTGTAAAATTGCCGCCTTGAATTTGATGGTCTACTCCCAAAATGAACCAATTCTTATTGCTTAAAATTGAATTACAATTACTTTCAGATAAAGCCACTCCCCATCTACATTCTTCATCAATTCTAAAAGGATTAATAACAATTATAGAAACATAGCCACCGATAAGCTTTAAAAAATCACTATAACTTGGATCTCCCATAATTTTCAAATCCGCTTGCAGACCAATTGGCCAAAAATTTAATGCAAAAGGAGCATTGGCTTTAGCATTAGCAGCATGATTTTTAGCAAGTTCTTGTGCTTGCTCATTAGGACTAATAGCTTTTGCCATATCTTCAGTAGGAGAAATTGCGCCTTGAACACCAACTTGTTGCTCGTTTTGGGGAGTCTCTTCATCGGTATTATTATTCCCGCTGGTTGCTCCTCCTGCAACTTTTCCGCCTCCGGGCATCTGTCCTAATGGCCATTTAATTGCAGGCATAAATTCTATAACAGGTGAGCAATTACCACCATTGACTATATAAGTTCCTAAATTTCTAGGATTCGAACAACAACCTTCAGTAATTGGATCTTCCATAATAATAATCTGATCATCATTTGAATCATATGTTATTATGGTTCCATTGCCGTCTTTGCTTCTTACTTCGTTAAGCCAATTTCTACAAATTGACAAAGAATTCATTTGATTACATGGCCATCTTTTGAGTGGACCATCACCAGCAGCATTTGCAGGACCACCAGTAAATTGTAATTCAGTTTCATCTTTGGCAAGAAATTTTACACCAGAAAATTTTGGAGTTCTTTCAGTAAATAAGATTTTTATTGCATTTTTTAAAGTAATTGATTCATTTGGACCTTCTCCGCCGATAGCATCATTGTGTCTAGTATCTGGCACTGTATGTATCAAAGCATTAGATAATGTAACTTTTAATTTTACCAATCCGCTTTCAAATGTTTGTTCAAGTTCAACCAACAAAAGTCTTATGATTTTTCCTGTTAAACTTTCAACAGTTAATTTTTCTATGTTTCCATCGCAATCTTTTATTGTCCATCCAAAATCAACATAAATTTGACTTGATTCAACTTTAGTATTGGTTGCAGTTTTATTTAAACCTCGAATGATTTGTCGATATGCAACTCCACCTTGGTCAACAATTTCAAAAACAGCCTGACATCCACCATCTCCGGGAGAAAAACCAATTTGAAAAGAAGATATCGCGGCATGATTGCTAAAATTTTCAGAAGATTGATTGCCAACAGAAATTTCATCTTCGCCAAAATGCAAAAGCACATAAGGAGAAAATACTGCTCCATCTCCATTTTTTGGAGAGATTGGATTCTGACTACAACTATAATCTGTTAGGCAATCTACATTGCAAACCATTTTTATCCTTAGTAAATTGCATTTGGCAATCTGATATTAAGACCTGCTTTAAATTCAAAAATATCTTTAATACCATTAGCTTCCATAATTTTCCACCAAAAATCTGGCGTTCCATATGCTGTTTGAGACATTAAATCTGGTCTATATTCAGTTCCTGAAGTTATAACAGTATACTTGTCATTTTTACTTAATGGAATATTTTGTTTTTTGTACGTACTAAAAGTGAGCAGTTTTCTCTCTGTGTAATACATAACAGTTGCAGTAGCATATCGGCTACTTACTGGTACAAATTTTTTGGGATCTATTTTAGTTTTTTCTACAAAATTTGCCATTATTAATACCCCGCTTCTACTATAGTGTCTGCATTCGGTAAATTTTCTTGGTTGTAAATTACTTCTAGATCTAAATCTACATCAAATTTATATGGCAAATAAGTTTTTTCATCCCAAGGAACTTGCGGATCAAATTTAATTGAATATTTTCTTAAGATACAACAAACAGTGTCGCTCTCTCGTAATAATTTTCCGCATCTTACGTGCAAAGTTGGAGGCGGAGCATAAGAACTTCCAAATCCTTTCTGAGGATAAACGCATGCTTCTAATAGTCTTAAATAACGTAAATTGGTATCAGCATCACCGTCATTGCAAATGATAAAATGACATTGCCATGAAATTGATCTATTTTCTGATGCTTCATAACTTTTAAATGGCATGCTTCTACCTATGCCAGAAGTATCGGGAAAATTTGCTCCTTTAGAATCAGAAATGTCTGGTAAATTATTCATGTATATTGTTTCTCCTAAATCAGGAATATCAATATAACAATCTTCCAGAGGTATAAGCCTTCCGCCCGGAAAATTTGTTGATCCATATATTTCTGTTGCTTTCATTTTTTACCTATTTAACTAATAAACTCTGTTAGTTTGGGAACCACTAAAATAATTTCCAGTAGGAACGCGAGCATTAAGTGGAGGTCTACTAGACTTTGTTCTTGCAGATGTATCGGCTATTGTTGTAGTTTGTTCCGTCGTAGTTGATGGCATTAAAAGATTCTTAACATCTATCATAACAGATAGCAAATCTTGTTGGATTCTAGTTTGAGTGGAAGCTTCTGCATTTAAACCATCAAAACCTTGAACTTCCGTTTTCCCCGGTTGAGTTCCAGCATCATTCAATGCCACTGCTGTACGAACATTATTTATTGCCGTTGGAGTAATTGGATTGATTCTATTATTAGAATAAGCATTCACAGGAATTTGCATTTTTTGCATAGCTTCATCAGGTTTTTTAATATCTTCTTTTCTTATTGCTGTTGCTGCTATTTTTCCTTCTTTTTTTGGAAAAAATGATTTTAATGATTCATACAATGGAATTGTGGAAATTCCATAGCCAGTTAAAACAGTGCCAAGACTCGCAAATACAGACCCCCATGATGCTAGTTGTCCAACAATACTACTAAGCATAGCAGATATTTCCCATTGTGAAATCCTTCTAACACTATCATTGATTTCGTTTAAAGTCTGATTGACTTGATCCATGGGAGTTAAAAGCTTGTTTTTTGTGGCTAATTCTTCAGATCCTTTATTGATTCTGTCCG